GATTCTCATACAGTAATCCTAACCTACAGCAGATTCCAGCACGGAACAAGGATATCGGACCGTTGATACGATCAATCTTCGTCCCAGACGAGGGTTGCAGGTGGGGGTCATTTGACTATAGCCAACAGGAACCGAGAGTTCTTGTCCACTTCGCCGCGCTAACCGGTGGTGGCTTGAAGGGCGCCGACGAAGTTATCGAATCTTACAAAACAGAAGATCCAGACTTCCATCAAGCTGTCGCCGACATGGCCGGCATAGACCGTCGTACTGCCAAGACAATTAACCTTGGTATGATGTACGGTATGGGTAAAGGTAAGTTAGCTAGTGAGCTTGGACTTGGCAAAGAAGAAACAGAAGACTTGTTTGCTAGGTTCCACGCTAACGTGCCTTTTGTAAAACAGCTCATGGAACAAGCAACACGGAAAGCGGACCACGTTGGTTTCTTACGTACGTTGCTTGGCCGTAAGTGTCGATTTGATTTATGGGAACCACGCGCTTTTGGTATTCATAAAGCTTTACCGTTATGGGAAGCAGAAAAAGAATATGGACGTGATCTTAAAAGAGCATGGACATACAAAGCATTAAATAGATTAATACAAGGATCATCAGCAGACATGACAAAGAAAGCGATGGTAGACTTGTACGAAGAGGGCATCATAGCGCATATACAAGTGCATGATGAACTAAACTGCTCCATTGACTCTGACGGTGAAAAGAATAAAATAAAAGAGATTATGGAGAATACGGTTGAATTAAAAGTACCTTTAAAAGTTGACGCTGAGATAGGTCCTTCTTGGGGCGAGATTAAAAAGAAATGAAACGTATTAACATAGATACAGGACAACCTTTTAGATGTGGTGACATAAGAGAAGATGGTTTCATATTTGATGCTTATCAAAAATCTAAAATGGTAAAAAAAACAGGGTATTATAAAGAGATATGGAGAAACCCAGAGAGCCATAAAAGAGAAATGGCAAGAAAAAAAAGTAACAAAAAGAAAAAATATGACTTAATATCTAATTACGTAAATGATCTAAAATTAAAAAAAGGTTGTGTTACTTGTGGATATAATGAAAATCCAATCGCTTTAGATTTTCATCATTTTAATAAAAAAATGAAAGAAAACAATGTGTCTAGTTTTTTTAAGACGAGTTGGAAACAATTTGAAAAAATTAAAGATGAAATTGAAAAATGTGAGGTTTACTGTGCTAACTGTCACCGTATAGAGGAGCATAGACTAAGAGAAGAACAAAGGTTGAAAGAGGGTGATTAAAGTTTGGTTATTAGTGATATTTTTTACATCGCCAGATTTACCCAGCATAAGACATATGGCAGAACTTTACTACGACGAAGAGGTGTGTCTACAACGTAAAGAGGAACGCGGACCATGGGTCGAAGATTTCGCTATCAAGCGAGGACACACACATTTTTACTATGATATGCACTGTATTGAGACTATGATGATACCGCACGCACCTAAGAACAATACTTGACAATCCCATATTATTACACTATATCCTATATTGTTTAGTTTAAGACTAACGTTAATTCCTAAGACTAAGGGGCGTAAAGTAAAATTACGCTCCTTTTTAATTTGACAATCCCACAAATTTTTATTATATCCTAACTTGTAGGAGATTAAATGACAGATATAGAAAAGTATAAATCTGTGGCGATTAAAATAGAAGCTTATCAAAAAGCTAAACCCATGGCAGAGTCAATGTACATGTCGATGGGATCCTTTATTAGATATTTAATTGACAGAGAACACGATAAGAAATTTAAAGAAATAAAACAGAATGGAGAGGATTTAGATGTCAGAGCAGAGTGAAAGAAATATTAGACAAGCACTGTACGTAGCGGTGGCAAATAAATTACAGGGCGACTTATCAGAGTTGGAAGCAAAAGAAATTCTGTTAACGAGCAACCCCGCGTACATTACGAGTAAAGAACACGATCACGCGGAACACATAGAAGAGTTGTATAATATCATCGTCAAGAAAACAGAAATCAAAGACGCTTTGAATGATGTAAAGACAACTTATTTTAAGTCTGTGCCGCAAGGGCATGTACCAGATGAAAAGAAAAATAGTTAGTGGAGTTACTAAATATAGAGAAGAAAAAGATGACGGTGAAGTAGTGGATTGTTTAAAAGTACACTACACGGACGGCACAAGTAAAGATTTCACGGTTGCAGAATGGGAGTATTCGTTCAATGAGGGACGTAGACTTTGGCAACAACATGAGAAAGATTTTAATGGACAATAAGGATATTAACTTTGATATTTATCAACCTTTCGGACCAAGCATACTAAAAACTAAACTACCACAAATATATGTGGACGCATTAAATCAACAATCAGATAAGATATTAAATGATGAGAAACTGAGCAAGGAACATGATTGGAGTCATAATCTTGCTGGTAACGTGAAGAAAGAGATTGCCATAGACCACATGGCTATCAAAGGTTTCCCAGAATTCCTCGCAGTAATGTCAGAGGAATACTCTAAGCGAGTTCTTCCAGACCCCATACCAGCGGGCACAAAGATCGCTTTTAGAGTTTGGACAGTAAGCCAATGGGCTGGTGATTTCAATCCTATGCATATACATGACTCGAACCTATCGGGCGTTTGTTTCCTCAAGATTCCTCCCAAGTTTGAAGAGGAGTATGCAAAGGAGGATCATCACCCTACGGCTGGCTGTCTTGAGTTTATTGGCTCAATACCAAACCATTTTGCTCGTCACAGTTTTCTTGTGAAGCCAGAAGTTGGTGATTTCTATTTGTTTCCTAGTTGGATGATACATCAAGTATATCCATTTAGAAGCGAGGGAGAGAGACGCTCAATGGCGTTTAATGTTCACCTCACGTTGGAAAAAGCAACGAAAGGCGTTGATGTCTGATACGACAAGGTGGGATAAGAGAGCAAAAGCTCTACGTTATAAATGGGACAAAAACTCATTTCACCGAACTCACTGGGATAAGCTTGACCGCAAAGAAAAAGATTATTGGCGCGGTCGCGTTCAACAATACGCGCAAGATCAAGCTGAACACGTTAAACAAGTATCATCCTCATCGTAGTTTGTTACGAACACTTCCCGCGGTGTAGTTTTATATTCTACCTCGTCTGCACATTCGCATAGTTTCTTTCCTTCTAATTCTTGTATTCTACCTTGTAAGTAGACGATAATATCCTTGTATTCTTGTTCAGTCATGTAATCTCCTTTTTTTGGGGGTAAGCTACCAGCTATACACCAAAGCGGATATACATTTCAACCTCTTTTATTTTTGGGATAATCTATCACCGATTGCCCACACCATCAGCGCGATAAATCCTAATATCACCGTGATAATCGTAAGTAATCCTATAATCCAGATCATTCTTCTTCTTTTTCTTCTAACGTAAAAAATGTATCTTTGATATTACCTAAATACATTTTAACAATGTCATCGACACTATGCCCGTTGTCAATCATGTACTTAAACATGTCGCGTTGAGATTGTGTTAGATTGTCTGATAGTTTTTGTCCTTTGTAGATCATGTTATTGCCTTCATTATTTGTGCCATTGATTTAGCTCTGTTTGGCGTTTGCTTTGCCCACCGTGAATCTAGCATCTCGTAACTAGCACCCACATAGTTGAGTTCTGATAATGCTTTCCACATGTTTTTGAATTTGCTCACGCCCGTCTTACCAAGTTGAAATACCATCTCTATTAATATTTCTTCTGCCTTTTCATTTATATCCATGCAACCATGCTTCATCATTAGTTCTCTCGCGCCTATGATTGCTTGTCCTAAATCCTTTTCTAGTATTTCCATAAGAAAAGATTCCTCGTACTCTTTATCGTCCTCCCAAAAATCTTCGACGCAAAGATGACCTACGCCCACGGTTCGCTTACCAAGTGTGTCGAGATAAACCTTGTTACGATACCCTTCGTGTTGTTTTACTGAATCTTTTAATCTATCCATGTTCATGGTCTCTTCTCCTTTTTTCAAATTCATCTTTCCAATTATATTCACTGCCATAGTAAAGCTTTCCATAACCAAGCTCTCTTAGACGTTCATAATGTCTATCATTTAAACAAATGTAATGCTGTTCCCAATCAAATGGTTTTACTTTAAAATCATCATCTGGCGTTTTACCATTTATGTAACAAGATATTTTTAAAATCGATTTTTCTGACACCGCCACAAAACATCTTGAAAAGTCTGTTTTGTAGCCCTCATCATTATAGATCGTTCCTGTTGAATATGGTTTTAACGGAATCTTTTTCTCATATAACCTTTTTATTAAATAAGGTTCTAAGATATAATTATTGCCTTTGTAACCTTTTGTATCTGCCCAACCCTCTACTAAATGTTTTAACTCTCCCGTCGTGACATTTTTTCTGGTTGCTTTGTTTGTTACTATAACCCTGTCTACCAACTCATCAATTAACATCTTCATTCTATTGATGTCATTGTACTTTGAATATTCCTCATCAGTTAAGATAGGAAGAAACAATGATGATGCTTTCCTTGGTATATTTAATCTTCGTACTTTCATAATTGTAATTTCTCCTTTAAATATGTTACCGACTTTACCCAACCATTAGGTATCGCTATGTGACGGCCGCCTTCTTTATCATCTTCGAACTCTGAATAGTCCGCCATGATAATTACTTTTTCATTATTACGTACCATTAACCAACCGACCGAATAACATGTAGCCAATTTTTCTTTCTCGATATCATCGATTGAGTGCCACCCTGTCTGTCCATCTTTGGCATCGAGCCACGTAACAAGGACC